AAAGGCAACAATAAGAGCAGCTGCAGCATCTCTGCCACTTGAGTTTGCTTCTTCAACAAAGTCACCCGTTCCCCAACCAAACCAACCTATATCATCATAAGCGTCGCCATGTGCATCTGAAAATTGTTCTAATGCTGATTCAGCATTTTGTGCAGCATGGTCAGCCATTTTATCGTTAGCAGCTGCTATTTCACCCACTAATACGAGTTGAGCAATTAAGAAAGTTTCTTGAGTTTTCAAAGCACCTATGTATTTATTGGCTGCTTCCCATTGTTGCTGGTAAATCCTTTCCTGCATGGTTGCGCCATCACCCATCTTATCTTCTAAATCAGCCATAGCGTCTTTGACAACATCAATGGTATTTGCAATGTCTTCAACATTCATTTTCATAATGGTTGATGGGTCAACTCCAGCCTCAATAAACGCAGCAGTAACTGCTGCAGGAACATCGTCAAGGGATTCTGAAATACCAATGTTTTCTAATTGACTTAGGATTGAAAGGCTGTCTGTAACTGCATCGTTCATTTCCACCACACTTTCAGAAGCAGCGCTTGCAGAATCCATAAACAAATACATGGCTCCAGTCAAAGCAACTGTGACTAAGAGAATAGGCCACGCAGCAGCCGCAAAGTTTAACAGTGCTGTTTTAGCAGCAGAAATTCCAGCTGCAGTAAACCACCAAGCGAAGCCTTCAACAGTCTTATCTACTGTTAATTTATTTGACATTCCTGATTGAGCCATCATGGCGTTTGTCATCTGAATCATCTGAATAGTGGATATGAGCATAACAGGAGTCATAAGAGCCATGCTGATTTTCGCACCCTTTGCTGAATCGTCAAACAAAGTAATGATACCAGAAGCAGCACCCAATCCAGCTGACATTTTCATCATTGATTTTTGAACTATACCAGCTGCAGCAGCCAATTGCCTATCTGATTCTGCTGCTTGAGCTGCTGCTTGAACCTTTTGGTAAAGGCGTTGCGCTTGTTCCATTGTAGTGACATTGTATTTATCCATTAGGGGAATCATTGCCTGAATGATTTGCAACTCATATTCAGATATTTCATTATTCACCATTTTCTTTTGAACCAACCCGTCAAGAATAAGTGCTTGTTCAGAATCTAAAACATTGATAGCCAACTGTAAATCAGCATAAGTCATCATTGATTGATTCAATGATTGACTTTGGAGGAGTCGTTGAGCCATTTGAGCAATAGTGGACTTTTGCATATCTATTTGTTCATCCTTCATTATTTTTGCAAGGTTTTTCTCAAGTCTTTTCTGAGCAACTGATTCTTTGGTTAATTCAACCTCTGTCATTTTTCCACTGACAATTTGTTGTTGGACTGCTTCACTTAAATTATCCACTTTGGCTGCTTCAAGAGCGAGTTGAAAACCAAGAGCCTTTACATTATAGACCTTTGTTTCGCCAGGTAATACCTTTGACATAAACAAAGCGTGGCGGTTGTTTTCTGCTTGTAGTAAGGATTCGGATTGTTGAAGTGCTGCTTGTCGCTGAATAAGACTCATTTTGAGCCTTTCTTCTTCTTGTATTGACAAAGTGTTGTTTACTGCAGCATGAGCATGAGCAGCAGCAACCATACCTTCTTTGTCGGTTCTTGCTGCTCTGATTGCTGCCATTAAGGTTGTTTCTATACCTTCTTGGCTTTTTAACAATTGGTTTTTTTGAGCCTCTAATTGAAGGATAGCGTTTCTTTCTCCCATTTGAGCATGAACGAGCATTAACTCTTGTTCGTTAATATCTCGTGTTTCTTTTGAAAGGAATAGCATTGTTTCTGCTAAATGACCCATTCTTTGTCGTGCTTGAAACTCTTGATGGACTAATTCATTTGTATGAGCCTGACTTATGTTAGCAGCCTGATACATACTTTGATTGACTAATTGTTCACCCTGCATAGCCCTCATAATCGTTTGTTGAGTTTCCATAGCAACGCTAAGGGATTTAAGGTTGAGCATGGCTTCAACAACAGGCCCTAATACCTTTTGAACCCTTTGAAAGTGAAAAGCCATATCCATACCAGCCTTGATTACAGAACCAAGAGGATTTGTTAGTAAATCTGCTTCTGTATAGAAGTCATGTATAGCCTTGTTAAATGAGACTTGCTGTTTTGTTGACTTTATTTGAGCGGGGATGAACGCTTCACCTAAAAGAGCCTCTGTATTTTTAAGTTCTGCTTGAATCTTTCGGAGTTCAATAGCCTGGTCTTCTAATTTGAGATTTACTTCATCTTGAGCATCTGCTAACCCAAGAGCAGCCTGAGTGGATAGTAATTGTTGTCTTTCAGCACCAGCAACCAATTTAAGGAATCTTACATAGTGGTCGTTTCCAGCAACCAACTGAGCCACTTGCTGTTGTTGAGCCTTTGTCATTTCAGGGTATGATGCAGCCAAGTCTTGAACAATGTCGCTAAGAGGTCTTAATTCACCAGTAGTAGTCTTTACTTGAACTCCATAACTCGCAAGTAATTCATTGTTGTCTTGAGTATTAGAACCTAAACGAGCATAAATCATACGCAAAGCACGACCAGCCTTACCCATCTCTTCACCAGATTCTATCAATACAGCCGCATTTGCAGCCATATCAGCAATACTTTCGCCTGTCATGTGCGCTTGGCTTGCGAACTGATTCATAACGAAGGTCAATTGTTGCATAGTAGCAGCGCTTCTGTTTTCTACTGTGTTTAACTGAGTAAGTAATTCCATGCTGTTTTGTCTAACGAGATTCGCTCTTTGTTCAGCAGTCATAGCCTCAATTTGAGCAGATGACATTTTACTAAACATGAAGTTAGTCTGCTGTTGCAGGTTTACCATTTTTTGCATAGCGTCTTGAGTTTCCATATCACCAATCAACGCAAACTTAATACCAACCTCAGTAGCAGCAGTAACTGAACCTTCACCACCGATAACATCTTTGAGCTGAGCCATTTTAGCACCAGCCTTAAGTGCTTCATTAGCAGTATATCCAAAAGCCAAACCAATATCAATAACTTCTTGGCGAACTCCGTCTAAGTCGTCGGTTTCACCCATAAACTTGTCAAATTGAATACGAGCCTCGGCAAACTCTTGTGCTAAGGGGACAGTAGCATCCACTAAGCCTTGAACCTGTTGAGTAACTTGGTCTACTGCTTGAAAAACACCCACCATACCGTTAAGCATAATAGCGTTCATTATGTTCATCTGTGCTCGTGCATCAGATAGGAGTCTTTTTGCTTGAAATGTTCCGACCACTTCAAACATTACCATTGCTGCGCCTGTGGTTGCCACTCACTCACCCCCTGTTATATCTCAGATACCCTGTTGCTCGTTTAATCGTTTTGCTCTCTTTTGCTTGCGCTTTTCCCACTTTGAACGAGCATTCTTTGACCCGCCTCCTTTTCTGGATTGAGCCTTCTCTGAAGCAGCAGCAATTTGGTCCTGCATTTCTGCAGCAACGACCATATCTATTTCCATTTTGTAAAGACCGTTTGGTTCGGTATATTTCATTACAAGGTCTGAAGGTAATATGCCTTTGTATGCTGAGCATATCACAGGCGCAACCTTGTAAATCAGACCAAAGGGACTGCACCTTCAGCGGTGTCCCCCCTAACGAATAAGAGCAGTTCTCTTAATTCGGTGGAGGTTAAAACGCCAATGTCAAAGTTTTCTGGAAAAACAATACATTGAGGAACCCATTCTGTCAATTGCATTTCAATGCCGACATTGTTTTCATCAAGGTATGCTACGAACTCATTTTGCTGGTCTTCAGTCCATTCCTGTAAGTCCATTCCAAAATCTCTGAAGTGTCGCAATGCTCGTGCTTGAGCTGCTTCCCACTTCATGCGTTCCATTCCATTTGCTTGTCGTACTGTCAATTTGACAATACCCGTCTCTTCTGTTCCGAACTCAAAGTCCTTTTTCATTACTGGCATTTTTTTTCACTGTTCCTATTCTAAACTATACTATACTAAATGGTGTAAAACACCCTATAATCAAATGTATGCAGCTGTATCATCAGATGTGATGACACAATCCATAATTGCTGTGTTTGCTTCATTATACAATCCGAAGAACGGAATTGTCATGTTTTGGTGGTCACGACCAGAAACAGATGTTTCAGGTGAGTCAAAGACAACCTTGTAAAAGTTAAACAGGATATGAGAGTTTGCAGTTTCCAAATACTTCATAGTAAGCATAGGAGTACCAGATACTGCTGAATCGTAAATGAATGTTGAACCAGTGTTTTGAGTCAATTGGTCGTAAAACGGTTCATCGTTAGCAGCAGTATACATTGGGTTGTTAAATTGAATGTTTCCAGAACAAGCCCTACGAGTAACAGGAGGTGCCTGTGTTAGAGTCAAGTTTCCGATAGCGAACCCAGAATCTAAATCACGGCTAACGGACACTTCAAAGTCAGAAGACTTAACCGATGCAGACTTTGTTGCATTGTTCTTAAAGTAAATCTCTGCGTTAGCGTAGTAGCATGGTTCATTGGTTGGGAAAGTAGGAGTCGCCATTGTTCCAGACGAAGTGGTTTCGGATTTACCTTGACAGTCAAAAGACATAGTGGTAAAGTCGCCAACACTTGCAGATACGGACATTTTATCAACACCCATACCAGTAAATACATGGTCTCTGGCTGTTCGGCCAATGTGGATAGAAAAGGTTGGGTAAAAGTGAGAAGTGGTTGAACCTTCTTCTAAAGTGTGGACTTCATTTGAGCCAGACACAACAGTGTCAGTTGCAAACAGACCAGCAATCATGGTGCAGGTAAAGGGGTCAACCATCATAACAGTATTCAAAGAACCTTCACAGTATTCTTTTCCACGAATAATTTTTGATGCACCATATTTAGACATGTCTTCACGAACCATTGATTCATAAATGTGTTTGAAAGACTCATCGTCAATCTCACCGAATACAGCTGCGGTTGCAGGGTCTACTCCGTAAGTGGCTTCTTTTTCAATTGATACATAGCGGCTGTCAAAATTACCCATTCATAACACTCCTTGTTAGTTTGAGTTGACAGTACAGGCACACTTAAAGTCTGCGTTATCTCATCCTGTAGTTAACTCTTCTTCTGAACTTGAACGAATGCTGATTAACACAGATAACTTCTTCTTCATCAACCTTCATGTCAATGTTTGACTTAAAATCAACAATAGCGTCAGTGTTGTCATTTTGGCCTGAACCTGAGTAAATCTCTTCAACGACTTCACCAGATATTTCTGCACATAACCTGTGAGCATATCTAAAGTCGGATGATTTAGTCACTACGAATACTTCAACATCAAAGTCATGGTAAACAGTTCCTCCGCCAAGAGATTCAATGTTTGAGCTCAA